GGTGTATCATCCCATTCTTCAACATGTCCACTTTCACTTTCTCTTACGTGGTTAAATGGGTATTGTGCTTTGTATGGATCTTCTGGCTCGTCCCATTCACTGTTTATGCCAGAATTAGTACCATCTGCAATTAATACCTTTTTATCAAATACACGTTCACCAATATCTTCATTTACTTCTTTATCTGTTAATGCAGTATCTTTACTAAACCATAAATCACCACTTACTGGATCTTCAAAATCACCTACTGCACGTCTATTGGTATCTGGTTCTTTTAGATAATCTTTATCTGGTATTACTTCATCTGTTTTAGGGTAAAATTTATTAGGATCATTAAAACCTGCTTCACCAGAACCTTCCATTGGAAAACCACCTAATGTTCCCATTATAACAGGATCTTGTGCATTAGAACCATCCCTGAAAAAACCAACAACGTGCGTTCCTTCAACAGGTCCTAATGGTGTTGTACCAATACCATTCATGGCGGCAGAAGTTATTGGTTGCATTGGATAAGCCCACGGTAAATCTTCAGTTGGTATTCCTTCAGTTTTACCTTTTACTTTCTTTGCAGTATGTAAACCAAAAATTCTAACTTGTACCCGACCAAGACGCATAGGGTCGTTCCGCTCTTCTACAACACCAGTAAACCAAACAAACCCATCAAAACCCATAAATTGCATAATATTATCCTCTCGCTGATATAATTGGTTCTTCTACATCAAAATCAAAACCATCTTTAGTACATTCTAAAGTCATTACGTATTCTGCATTACTAAGTTTATGATGTATTGCAGATACTAGAAAAGAACCACTCATATATTTATCCATTTCTTGCGATTCACCAGTTGTTGATGGTATTAACAACTCAATAACATCACCTGCATAAATATTACTATCACCTGCAATATCAAACTTAATAATATTAGACCTAAAACTTGTCATCTTCATATCGTAAAGTGCATAGTGTGAACGTTCTTCCTTACTGTGCATATTGTAAATATAATCAGAAGTCATAAAACCAACGTGTGCGTTAGGTATTTGTTCTTTTCTATAAACATCACCAAAACCAACATCACCCAACACAACATCTAATGGTTCATTTACAATTTCATAAGTTTCATATTGTTTTGTTAAAATGTTATGAGTGTTTATTTTAGAACCATACATACCTTTTGATATGTTTTTTGAGAAATCAAACCTCTCTGTTTCTTCATATTTCACTGCATTATTTCCTGATAATGTACCACCACCTTCGGCACCAAATAAATCTGTATTGACTTCAGACACCGTTATCGTTCTAGTAATAGGTTTATTCTTTAATGCTTCAATTGTTGTAAAGTGAAACCCTTCGTTATTTTCATAAAATATATAATCAGAATCACCGTCTACAGAAACTGAATTTTTAGCAAGAAAGTTTAATACCTCAAAAGGTCTCCAATTTGGAATTACAATATTTTTAGTTCGTTTGGTAGGTGTATTTGATATTAATGTTGTATCACCATCAACACCAAATTCCATAACTTCAGCCGCAATATAATCAACAATTTCATCACTTGACATTGAGTTAAATGACCGACTAATTTTGGTATTATTATTCTTAATTAAGAATGGTGATACAAAACCAATTTTAAAAGTCATTCTACCAGTTCCGTCTTGATGACGTTTAACATTTGATAATGAATTTAATACAAATGTTTTTTCAAAATCAGTTGTATCCATATCAGTCATGTAATTTGGTGTTTCGATAAATATTTTTATCTTCTCTTCACCAGTACCTACTAAACCAAGTGTTTCAATTGTACCAACATTATCAGAGAATATAATATGTCCAAACATACAATTATTATATACAGATTCATAAATAGATACTTGTTGAACTAAAGGTGTTAATGAAACTTCTTCACCATTCATAGTAACAATAGAAACGTTCCATTCTGACGCCTGTTTCGTATTAATTAAATCTGACATCTATCTACCCTTCTTGGTATTGTTGTTTTACAGTTTTTGTTAGTGATTGGAATTCACGTGCAAGACGTTCTATATGTTTTGGTTTAATTGTATTAATTCTCAATTTTTTATCGTTTTTATATATTTCCCATTCTATATTAGTAATAGGTTCTAAAGTTTCTTCTGCATTATTAGAATCAAACATATTATAGTCTTCATCTTCCCAATGATGTATATCATTAATATCATCATAAATCTTTTCTGCATATACATAAACTTCACTTTCAAGCATAACCCAATCGTAAAAAGGATCCATCACATTATTAATGGCACATATTACCCACCAATAATCTGTTGTTCCATATAATACATGAGATACAACTTCTGGTGTTTGGTGTTGCTTAATAGTGGTTTTAAAATATAAACCTTTATATTTTTCTATACCTTTCGACATGACAAATCTATGTGTTATGTCTGTAATAGTAACACCATTATATTCTAGTTTTGGTAATAGATCTCCGTATTTTTTCATCTTAATATCCTGCTAAAACATCTTTACGTGTAATCATTTTCACTTCTTTAAGTGTTATATTAATTTGAACTTCCATAGGTGAACCGTCTACATGAGGTGTCCAAGTACCAGAAGATGTATAATTAACTTCAACGTTTGTGATGAATGAATCCTTAATCTTAAATAAAGATTCATTTTCATTATCACCATCTAAAAACCTTATTGCAACTGTTGGTGGAATTGTTAATCTGCCACCACCTGTGGATTCTGCAGTTGCGTCGGATGGTAATTTTGGAATTTTGACACCTTCATCTGCCGACATTGACATTCCTTCCAAAGTCTGTTTAAAGAATTCAAAATCCTCTGCACCACCCCAATTATTGGCAGGTAATGACATTGCCTTTAAATAGAAAATAACCTTTTGAATTGCCAACTGTTCAGATGCATTTTTGGCAGACAATCTCCAACTAAAAGAATGTCCTCTAAGATTTGCACCTTCATATTGCATTCCCATATGGTTATTATTAATACTTGCATTTGACATCTTAGCAGTATTATTAAGATTTGCAAGCGCATTTCCTGCCGCCTTGATCTCCAAACCTAGACCAGTGAAAATACCACCAACCCTTTCACCAAGATCACCCATAGTACCAGTACCGTCCCTATCTACACTCATATTATCTGCTTCAGAAAATCTACCAGAATAACCAGTTGATAGTTGTAAAGGCATAGGTAATTTACATATACCTAGAAAGTCTGTTTTGGTTGTTGAACTTTGTGTATTTACCCCATCAAATGTATCATCGTCTAAATGTACACCATTTTTAGATCTTTTCCAACTAAAAAAAGTAAGTTCAGTCCAAAAGTCACCACCCGAAACATTATCCTCAGGGAACTGTACAACTACATCGCCCCCTTTTAAATTATCTGGCAATATATCAGGCCCAGAAAACAAATCATTTAATCCAATTGTACCAGCTCCAGTAGCACCTGCGAAAGCACCCGAGGCGGCTTTATTATCTTGTATCCACTTGCCGACCTTATTGATTATTTGTAATGCACCCATTTTTATTCTCTAATTGATGTGATAATTATTATATCTTCTATTTATATAAATATAGTCGATGGCATATAAAGGCAAATACAAAGTTAAAAACCGCGACAAATACGTTGGTAATGTAGATAATGTACAATACCGAAGTTTGTGGGAACGAACCTTTATGCGTTATTGTGATAATAATCCATCAGTGATTGCTTGGAATAGTGAAGTAGTGGTAATACCATACTATAGTCCAGTTGATAATAAAATGCATAGATATTATGTAGATTTTCTTATCAAAACCCGCGATACTGATGGCAACATCAAGCATACGTTGATTGAGGTTAAACCAGATATACAAACCCGTCCACCCAAAATGGGAAAGACTGCAAAGAGTAAACATAGATATTTAAGAGAACTAAAGACTTGGAAAGTTAATGAAGCGAAATGGAAAGAAGCAGAAGAGTTTTGTAAAGATAGAAAATGGGAATTTAAGATTTTAACAGAAAAACATTTAGTAAAGTAATATGCCAAAAAAACAAACATCAATACCAGTTGGAACCGAAATTAAAGGCAGTGATAGAAAAGTCTATCGTTGGTTGGGCGCACAATGGGGTCAGGTGACAAAAACTGGTAAAACTGGTAGAATGGCAAGAAAGAATATTGCACAAGGACTAACAAAACGTGCTCTAACGCCAAAAAAGAAATTATCAAAATATAAGAAAACTAAAAATGCAGGTAATTGGTTTAAAGATAAAGTAGGTGAGTCTGCAAAGGGATTTAAGAAAAAAACAAAACTAATGCCTGGAAAGATATACACATTTGGGTATGATGCAAAACATAAGAAAACATTACCGTATTGGGATAAGTTCCCACTAATTGTAGTCCTTGATGTATATCAAGGTGGATTTATTGGACTAAATTTCCACTACCTTAAACCAACAGATAGAGAGAGGTTTTTAAATAAACTATTAAAATTTGCCAGTCAAAAGGGAGATCCTGAAACATTTGATCATAAAGCAATATTTAATGTAACGTGGAATATTGTTAAAACAATACCTAATGCAGACAAGATGATTCATAAATATCTATACAGTCAAGTTAGAACAAGTTTAATGGAGTCACATCCTAGAGAATGGGAGAATGTAATATATCTTCCATACCAGAAATTTGTTGGTGCGAGTGCAAAGGAAGTTTGGAGCAAATAAATGAATTACGATAAATTCAATAAACAATTACAAAGTGGAGATTATGCAAGAAGTAATCTTTTTGAAGTTGAAATATCTGCACCCCCTATTCTTAGATTCGCAGGTGCAGATATACCTGATACCATGAAATTTATGGTTAAGGCGGCCGCACTGCCAGGGAAGCAATTGGGTGAGCAACAAATAAAACGGTTTGGTGCTCAATTTAAAATGGCAAATGAAATGATTGTAGATACATTACCCTTAACTATTATGTGTAGTAAAGATATGAGAGAAAGGGATTGGTTTGATGCCTGGATATCTGTAATACATGGAGCTGGTTTAGGGTCTAGTAATCTGTATAGAAATTTATATTATGATATGTACAACACAACAGTGAGAATAACATCACTAAATAGAAAGTTGAAAGAAGAGTATTCTATTCAATTGTTAGAGGCTTGGCCAAATAATATGGGACAGGTTGAATTATCTTGGGACAATAGCGAAGTGTCAACGTTTACATTAACACTTGCGTTCCGTGATTGGGTTAGCGTACAAACTGATTGAATGTGATATAATATTAATTTTAAATAATGATATAGGATGATAATAAAATGTTACCACAAATAGAAACACCGAAATATAAACTAGAACTACCAAGTAATAAAGAAGTTATTGAATATAGACCTTTTCTAGTAAAAGAAGAAAAGATACTATTACTTGCACTTGAGAGTGCTAAACAAGATGATAAAGATAAAGATGATGTAATAACAGAATCTACATTTCAAATAATTAAAAACTGTACATTTGGTAAAGTTAAACCAGAAAAGTTACCTAACTTTGATATTGATTATTTGTTTTTAAATATTAGATCTAGAAGTCGTGGTGAATTAATTGAAACTGCATATGTATGTCAAAATGAAGTTGATGGAAAAATGTGTGGTGCGACGAATAGTGTTTCTGTTGATATTGGTGACATTAAGGTCGAATTCCCTGAAGAAGATAATAGTAAGGTAATGATTGATGATGAAATTGGTATTCAATTTAAGTATTTATCTGCTGGTGATCTAAAAAGATATAATAATGAAACATCTGAAACTGATAAGATGTTCAAAATTATTGTAGATTCTATTGATTATATTTTCGATGCAGATAAGATATACAAAGGTAATGAAACACCTAAGAAAGAATTATTAAACTTTATCGAAGCATTAAATGAAAACGTGTTTAGTGACATTAGAAAATTCTTTGATGAACAACCTACATTAAGACATATTATTAAATATAAATGTTCTGAATGTGGTTATACAGAAGATATTATTGTCGAGGGGTTAGAGG